AAATATGCAACAACAACTGCTCAAATCGGTCAAGTTGAAATTGAATTACATTTGTTGAATAAGAGATTGGAAGAAATATCAACATTCAGAACTGAATTGTTTGATAGATATAGCAAATTACAAGAAGAAGAAAAGTCACTGGTATCTTCATTAAATGAAAAGTACGGTGATGGAGTTTTAGATTTAGATTCTGGAAAATTTATTCCAACCAAAGCATAGTTTGAGGTTTTTAACTCATATTTATATGAGAATTCAATTCTATAATTTTATGGAGATAATAAGTGGCTAATGAAAGAATTGTAAGTCCTGGAGTGTTTACCAATGAAAATGACCTATCATTCCTTCCACAAGGAATTGGTGCCATTGGTGCTGCTCTCATTGGACCCACGATGAAGGGACCTGCATTTGTCCCAACCGTAGTAAATGGTTATGGTGATTTTGTTACCAAATTCGGTGGAACTTATGAACAATCATATTTACCATATACTGCTAAAAACTATCTAAATAATGCTGGTAGTGCAACAATAGTTCGTGTACTTGGTTCAGGTGGATATTCCGTAAAACATCCTATTGCACTTGTTGCAACAGGTTCTTGGGGTAAGAAACTTATATCATTATTGCACCCTACTTTTGTTGTAACAAATAGTGATTCCGATTCTTTATTTGCGAAGTCAGCGATTTCTGCAAATGCAAGCGGTAGTTTTGTATTAACTGTATCTGGTGGATTTACAACAGATGTTTCTTCATTTACAAATGCAACCAGTGAAAACGGTCTTGCTTTCAGTTCTTCTATTGACCCTGAAAATACTTCATTTGTAGGTGATTTATTCGGCTATAATCCTTACGGAACTCATGCCGTTTACAATTATGTTAATTTCAAAAAACAAGCATCTGCTTCTTTGGCAGCTGATGGTGCAACTACTATCTTGATTGAAACTGGTTCTGCTGGTTCTCCTTGGGATTTCACAACAGATTATCTTGAAGCATCTACACCTTATGTGACATCACAAAAAGTTGGTGCTATCAAACAGGATCTTTTCAAATTCCATACACTTTCTCATGGTATTCATGCTAACTATGAAGTGAAGGTTGGTATTGCAAATATTCGTCCTGCTGGTACAATCGCTGGTTCTGAATATGGTGATTTTGATGTTGTTGTTAGATTTGTTGATCAATCTAAACTTCCACAAACACCATTCACATCAGAAGACGAAGATATACGCCCATCAGTAGTAGAACAATTTAAGTGTAATCTTGATCCAAATTCTCCAAAATATATTGCAAGAGCAGTTGGTGATAGATATATTACAATTACTGATGAAGGTAAAGTTGTTGTAAATGGTGACTATTCTAACAAATCAAAATATATTCGTGTTGAAGTAACAGAAGCCGTTGCAAATGGTGCAATATCTCCAAATCTTGTTCCTTTTGGTTTCCGTGCTCCTATTTCTCCAATACCAAGTGCATTCACACAACCAGCCGCTGCAACTTATGTTTCAGCACAATCAGTTGGTGGTGCTTACAATAGACGAGTATATTGGGGATTCAACTATGACTTCTCTAATACAGATAACTTTAACTATCTTCGTCCATTACCTATTGCAGCTAATCAAACAACAGGTAGTAACATAGACTTCTACTTGGGTGATTACGAACAAAATCCTGGTGCAAATTTCCCATCAAGTGCAACTGCATATAGTTCTTCAATCGATTTGACAACTAATACTGCTCTTGACACTCGTAAATTTATGTTGCCATTCCAAGGTGGATTTGACGGTCACAAGCCAAATCTACAAAAGAAAACAGGCGTACATATCGTAGCTGGAAATACACAAGGATTTGATATATCAACTACTTCTGCTGATGGATATACTGCTTACAAGAAGGCCATCGATACAATTTCAAATGCAGATGAATTTGATATTAACATGATTGCAACACCTGGTGTATTACACCAATTACATTCATCAGTAACAACTTATGCCGCTGATATGTGTGAAAATCGTGGTGATGCTTTCTATGTAATGGATTCAACTGGAATCTCTGATAATATTGCAACTGCAGTTTCTACAACCGAAGGTTTAGATACAAACTATGCGGCTACATATTATCCTTGGGTTAAGATTCTTGATTTCGATAGAAACAAACCAATTTGGGTTCCACCATCTGTTGTTCTTCCTGGTGTGATTGCATTCAATGACCGTGTTTCTGCTGAATGGTTCGCTCCTGCTGGTTTGAATCGTGGTGGTCTTACAGAGGTTGTTGAAGTTAAAACACGATTAACACAAACAGAAAGAGATACATTGTATGAGGCAAGAATCAATCCTATCGCAGTATTCCCATCAACTGGAGTATGTGTATGGGGTCAAAAGACACTTCAAGGTCGTCCATCTGCTCTTGACCGTATCAATGTTCGTAGATTGTTGATTGCTGCTAAGAAGTTTATTGCTTCTTCTACAAGATACCTTGTGTTTGAACAAAACACATCACAAACAAGAACTCGCTTCTTGAATATTGTGAACCCATATCTTGAATCAATCCAACAACGCCAAGGTTTGTATGCTTTCCGTGTTATCATGGATGAAAGTAATAATACGCCGGATATTATTGACCGTAACATTCTTTACGGACAGTTGTATCTACAACCTGCAAAGACTGCTGAATTTATTATTCTTGACTTCAACATTCAATCAACAGGTGCGGCATTCCCAGGTGCTTAATTAAAATAAAGGGGAGATGAAATACTCTCCCCACTTTTTTTGAAAAGAATATATTTATACTTAAAGGATATTTAAAATTTGGAGAAATAAATGGCTGAATTACTCGATCCCACGGAAGTGTTTTTTACCCCGTTTGAGCCAAAATTACAAAACCGTTTTATCATGTATATCGAGGGTGTTCCTGCCTATTTGGTAAAAGGTGCAGGTCGTCCAAACATAAACTTTAACCCAATCACGCTTGATCATATTAACATCAAACGCAAGGTAAAGGGTAAAGGTGAATGGCAAGATGTTAGTATAAAACTTTATGATCCAATCGTTCCTTCAGCTGCTCAGGCAGTTATGGAATGGGTTCGTTTATCACACGAATCAGTAACAGGCCGTGATGGTTATTCTGACTTCTATAAGAAAGACATTACACTCCATGTTCTTGGACCCGTTGGTGATAAAGTTGAAGAATGGACATTGAAAGGTGCATTTATTACTGCAACTACATTTGGTGAAATGGATTGGGCAAACGATGCGTTTGTTGAGATTTCTCTCACACTCGCTTATGATTATGCTATCTTACAATACTAATTTAGATTATATTTTTATTTTTAGACTAAAATAGTAATAATCATCGTATTTAAAAAAATTGCCCTATATTTATTAGCAGTAATGTTAATGAATATAGGGTTTTATTTTTTTGTTATGTCACTTCAAAAAAGAACTGTTCTTGTAACAGGTGGTTGTGGTTTTATAGGTAGTAACTTTATTCACATGGTGTTAGATGATATTCAGTCTGATATTAGAATAATAAATTTGGATTTACTCACCTACGCTGGTAATTTACAAAATGTTAAAAAATTTATTGAAAATGACGATAGACATATATTCGTACATGGTGACATCTGTGATACAGAATTTGTAAAAAGTATTTGTTCATTTTACAATGTAGAAGGTATAATAAATTTTGCTGCAGAATCTCATGTAGATAGGTCAATTACGGATGAAAAACCATTCATAGATACTAATATTATTGGAACTGTATCTTTATTGACGGTTGCTAAGGATTTGAACTTAAAAAAGTTTGTTCAAGTATCCACCGATGAAGTCTATGGTAGTTTAGAGTTATATTCACACGAAAAATTTACCGAACAATCACAAATTAAACCAAATTCATCTTATTCAGCAGCAAAATCAGCTGCAGATGGATTTGTCCGTGCTTATTATCATACACACGGTGTTCCTACTGTGATAACTCGTTGTTCCAACAACTACGGTCCACGCCAACATACTGAAAAATTGATACCACTAATGATTACAAATGTATTAAATGGTAAAAAACTGCCAATATATGGTGATGGATTGAATGTTCGTGATTGGATTCATGTAGATGACCATTGTAGAGCGGTATGGCTTGCATACGAGAGAGGAAAAAATGGAGAAGTTTACAACATAGGTTCGGATAATGAGTGGTCTAATGGTGAATTGGTAAAAGAAATACTATCCATCATGGGTAAGCCAGAATCAGAAATAATCTATGTTGAAGATAGATTAGGCCATGATAGAAGATATGCCATCGATTCTACAAAAGCAAAGGAAGAATTGAATTGGAAACCTTTGATAAATTTTGAAGATGGTATAAAATCAACAATAGATTGGTATATTTCCAACTAAATTATATTTATTAGTAATAAAATGTGTTATTTTAAAATGTTATAGGATTAGTTATGACAAAAATTCCAACTGGCTACAATGTGGCCAACGATCAATCAGTTTCCGATGCAGATATTAAAGCCCAACTTTTATCTGAGCACAAACAAACGGAAGTGAAAAAATCAAAATTCCCAACGGAAATAGTTCCATTGCCTTCAAAGGGTTTGTTGTATCCAGAAGGACATCCATTATCAAATGGAACGATTGAAATGAAATATATGACTGCAAAAGAAGAGGATATATTAACATCACAAAACCTTATTAAACAAGGTGTTGTGTTAGATAAGTTGTTTGAGTCTTTAATTATTACCCCAATCAATTACAATGATTTATTTGTAGGTGATAAAAATGCAATTATGATTGCAGCCAGAATTTTAGGTTATGGTAAAGAATATACAGTAGAAGTAGATGATCCATTTTCTGCTGGTAATAAACAAAATGTTACAATAGATTTAACTCAAATAGAGCACAAGGAGGTCGATTACACGCCGTTTGAGAACAGAAACAATCAGATTGATTATACATTACCTATTTCTGGAAGAACCGTAACATTTAGACTAATGACACACGGAATTGAAAAAGAAATTCAAAGTGAAATAAAATCTATGAATAAGACCTTGATTAAATCCGGAATAGATAGGGAATTAACAACAAGACTCAAACATCTTATTGTTGCAGTTGATGGTGAGACTGGTAGAGCCACTATAAATAATTTTGTAGATAACGAACTTTTTGCTGCAGATTCGAGAGCATTGAGGTCATTTATGAAAGAAATTTCACCTGATGTAGATATGACCTTCACATTTATTTCAGAAGTAACTGGTGAAGTAAAGGAGATGGAGATACCGATTGAGGTATCGTTTTTTTGGCCTACCAACTAACTATAAACTAAGTTTACATGAAGAAATTTTTTCTTTGTGTTACTATGGAAAAGGAGGATTCACTTGGTCAGATGTATATGAATTGCCAATATATTTGAGAAGATTTTATATCAATCAAGTGAAAAAAGCGGTAGATGAAAGAAATAAACAAGAAGAAGAAGTGGTAAAGACAAAAAAACCTTTACCGCCAAGTTTCGGAAAGGCTCCTCAAAAATGATAAATTAAAGGTTTACATATTTATAGAATATGTAAACTTTTTTGTTTTTACCCATATTGGTAGAATGAATGGCTTCTGATAACGATAAAAAAATTGAACAACAGATAAACGATCTTCTTTCTGAAAGAAAAAAATTAGATCAAGAAATTCTTGGTCTAAAGGCACAAATGCAATCGGAAGAAAAAAAATCCGTTGCAAATATAGAACAGATGATAAAGTTGGAATCTCTGCGTTTGAACAATGTGGAGAAAGAGGAAGCTGTCCGTAAAAGGATAAGTGATATTCAAAGTGAAACACTTGAAACAACTACATCAATAAATACAGAACAAAAGACAACAAACGATGGTGTAAAATATTCATACGATTTGTCATCCAAGTTAAATACATTAAAGGGAAACATATTATATCGAACAGAAAGAATAAAAGAAGAAACCCACGAAACAAAAGTTTTAAATGCCGCGGTAAACGAAAACTCTAAAAAACAACTTGGATTCATTTCAAATATAGAAACTGTGTATGGTGGAATTGCAGAAAAAATGAAAGTAGGTTCTGAATCAGCATTTGCTAGTTCAGAACAAACTGCAAAGTATACAGGTATATTGGAAAAGGCAGCTGAAACAACACAAGATATGGTTGGTTATGAACAACAAATTGTTGAGGCAAAAGCAAAGGGTGAGTCGGTTGATTTATCACCCCTATTAAAAGCTATCGATTTAACAAAGGCAAGAGTTCAAATTGCATACGATGAAGGGAAAATAACAAGTTCACAATACGATGAATTGATGTCCGGCGAAAATTCTTTGGTCGGTATGATGCAAAATCGTGTCAAAGTATTGGAACAAAGTAATAAACAACTTGAAAAACAAGCTGCACAAACTGGAATTGTAAAAGATGCATTTGGTGAATTAAACTTAAATGCAGCCGGATTGGTTAGCAAATTACCTGCCGGTGATAAGATAAATAAAATAATGAATATCAAAGGAAATTCCGATGATATGAACAAAAGATTCACAGAGGCAATTAAGAGTGGATTAGAAGGTAACTTTAAAAAGGCATTTACCAGTGGAGCGGCCGGTCTCGGTTCTATGGTAAAAATTGCTGCTAAATTACCACTTGCTATCGGTATAGGTGGATTGGTCGGTGGAATTGGTATGTTGGTAAAGGGATTCACCGCTCTTGATCAACAAATTGCCGATATGGGTAAACAATTTTCTATGTCTTATGAGGGTGCCGCTAAGTTGTATAAAAATACAAACCGAATGGCAACGGAAATGAAAATCACTGGTATAAACTCAAAAGAAATTGCAGAGGGTATAGAAGCAGCCAGTGAGGCAATGGGTGGTATTGATATTGCAGCTCAAATAAATGCAGGTAATAAAGAAGCAGAAAACTTCGCAAAACAGGCAACTGTTTTAACCAAACAGTTTGGATTGAGTGCAGACGAAGTTGGAAAGATTAAAGACCTTTCTGTTATGACCGGCAAATCAATGGATGACCTTGTAAAAGAAACGGTTAAGTTGGGTGGTAGCACTTTTAGTGCAAAACAAACGATGAAAACTCTCGCTGCAATACCACCACAAGTTACAGTAGCGTTTAAGGGTTCAACAAAAGAACTTATTGCTGCTGCTCAAAAGGCAAAAATGTTGGGTATGGAATTGAGTCAAGTTCAACAGATTGGTCGAGGTATGTTAGACATAGACCAATCACTTGCATCAGAAATGGAAGCAAGAGTAATAACTGGAAAAGACTTGAATTTAGATGCGGCAAGACAATATGCATTAAATGGTGACATCTATAATCTTCAAGAGGAATTATTGAATCAAGCCGGTTCATTAAAAGATTTCCAAAAGATGAATGCACTTCAACAAGAATCTATGGCGAAGGCAATGGGTATGTCTGTTGAAGATATGACAAAGATGCTTACCAACGCAGAAAAAATGAAGAATATGAATATAGATGCAGACTATGCAAAAAGATTGGATGATATGGAAACTGCAGCTGATTTGGAAAAGGAAGCTGGAAAGGCAAGGTCAAAAGAACAAAAAGACTATATCATGCAACTTGCTGCTGAAAAAAGGTCTGCAAGTATAAAAGAAAAGATGGCAGATATTCTTGAAAAGATTAAGGCAAAGATGGCACCGATTGTTGAAAAAATAATGACAATGGTTC